ACCGTAGATCGCCCGCCAGTTGTAATAGCCGAACGAGTAACGCTCATAGCCCTTGACGAGAAGGTTATCAGTCACGAAGTCGACTTGCATGTCGGTTTCAAACTTCACGCGTTCCATGTAGGCGAGACCGTCAATGTTCGTGAGGAGGAACCAAGCGTAGGACGAGGTCAAGAAGTCGTTGACCATGTAACCTTCGCTCAAGCCACCTGCAGTGGTCATGATCGCGTTGACGTCATTGTCTGCCGTGCCTGGACGGAGTTCCGTCTTGAGGAGGCGGATCGCCACTGGCTCGAGAGCCGGTGGAATGACGAGCTTGCGGCCGCGAGCGAAGATCTTCAGACCAGCTTGGTCGCGGAAGTTTGTGCGGATCGCGATCATCGCGTTCAGCAACGTGGCTTCGTTGAGGTCAACCTGCGTCGTCGGGGTGTTCGCAATCGTACCACCGTCGATCGGATGCGCCGTCGAGCAAAGCGCTACGCCGTCACCGCCAACAGAGGCGTTGTAGGTCTGCGCAGTGTTGAGGACGTTCGCGCCATAGATTTCCTTGGTCTGATGGAAAGATTCCACGAGGCCGAGGTTGGAAGGCTGGAATTGGGTCTTGTAAAGGTTGTCGTCGATTGCCTTGCGGGTAATCGCGTAACCCAAACCAATTTCAGTGTGTTCCTGATTGTAGATGAAGCGTTCGCCAGCGCCCGAATCGAATGCGGTCTGACCGCCTTCGGACTTGAGCTGGGCATAGCCGAGGTAGCGCATTTCTGCGGTACGTTCGAGGGCCATTTTCGAATCATGCTTCGTGAAGATCTTGTCGTATTGCGACGGGATCTGCTCATATTTGCCTTCAACGCCACGGAGACCGGGGAGGAGAAGGTCTTTGATCTGCGAAAGATTAACAGCCATGACACTTCACTCCTATTAAGCGTTGATGCTAGCAGGGCCAGCGCCGTTAGTGCGCCAGACTTCATTGTTGAAGCCAACGATAACGTTGCAATACTGCGTTGTTGGGTCGCCGCCGTTGCCGACGCTGATTGCGTAGTCAATGACGATGAACGGTGAGGTGATGGTCGTGCTGACGCCGCTCAGATAAGCACCGGAGCGACCCGTCGAGGTGCTGCCTGTGCCGAGAGCGAACGTAGCATATTGACCTTGAATGCCGGAAGTCATCGTGCTGACCGAACCCGTCATTGGAGCGCCGGAGAAGCTGGTCTGAACGATGAAGCGAGCATTCGGATCGTCGATAACATAAGCCTCGACGTCGCCACTCGCGTCGGAGCCGGGCCAATAGTTGGACCAAACAGTGCGCTTCTGCGATGTGGAGAGATATTTGCAGCCGACGAAAATGCCAGCGATTGGCTCAGCGCCGTTCGCAGCAGAAGTGATGTAGCCAGTGGCAGCACCAGTTCCTGCGACGGGGGTCACGGGGTCACCCGTGTAAATTGCGGTGTTTTGGCTCGATGCAATGCGACGTAACGACTGTGCGAAAGTCGGAGCGCCACCAGCACCACCTTGATATTGCAAGAAACCGTAATAGGCAGCGGTATTCGCCATGACGGTAATCTCCTCTCAGAGAGTTCCATCATCGCACGCCGGGGCGACTAAGAAACGGGAAAAAGGTTTATCTTCCACGCCGGGGGAAGAGAACATCGGGCAGTATGCCTGAATTGTAGAAAAAAGAAAAGGGCCAGAACAATAATTCTGACCCCAATTTTTATGCATCAATCTGGGATTGCGGTTTCGCCTTTGTATGGAATGGCGAGATCGTAGTCTTTGTTGATTTTCGGAGAAACTTGTGAATCATGCCGGTTGCTCAAACCACCACGACCGTGTGGATCCATTTGGCCCGACTTGATGTTCACTTGCTGACGCGCATTGCGAAGTTCTTTCGCTTTTGCATCGAGCGTAATTTCTTCCGGACGCTCCATGAGGAGCATGCCCTTGCGTTCAATCGCGCCTTCTGCGCCGAGCTGCATCATTTCTGGATGACGCTCAACCGGAACAGGCGTCCAGCCGGTGCGACGAACATGGTTCATGTGCGAAATATCTTCCATGTTCATGGATGATTTGCGCTTCCATTCATATGTCCAGCCATCGGGAGCCGGAGGCGTCGCGAATTCATCGACGCCATCGTCGAGGTCGGACGTATTGTTGCGAATTTCTGCTGCACGCTTTGCGGCCGCAGCTCTTGGGTCTTCCGCACGAACCGGCGGACGGATTTCTCGACGTGAGAGAGCTTCACTTGCTTTTGTCATTGTTCATCCAATCAGTTGAGTTTGCCTTCTTTGATCAGGGCCGCTTTGTTGCGAGCATATTCCTGATCAGTCATGCCCATCATGCTTGCCATTTCACGTTCTTGCGCATTGAGGCGCACAACATTCGGCCGAGTGCCGGAATTTGTCGTTGGAGAACGCGAAACAGGCGCTGCAGGAGGCGCAGTTCGACGGCTGGTGGGTGCGGAAGCAGCAGAAAGAGCTGAATCTTCATGCGGAATTGAGTTGCGGGATGGAATTTTCAGCGTCTCTTCAATCGTATTGAAGTAATCATCGCTGTCAGCTTCCAAACCATCGGCCATCGCGAGGTTATGCGCCGCAATCATCTTCTGATAAAGCCGAGGATTGGTTGCATATTCCGGATGAGCGCGAACCCAGTCCGCCGAGCGCGGGGAAAGCTGCGAAGCCAGCATTTCGACCGGATCATTTTGAACCGGAGGTGCGGATTTCGTTTGCTCGATACGACTTTGGTAAGCCGTTTTCCCGTTCTCGAGCTGCATTTTCTGAACGGCCATTTCGGAAAGCTGCAACTGAATATCAGCAGCCTCCTCGTGGTCGCCCTTGGAAAGAGCCTCTGCATAAGAACGCTTCAGCGCGAGCTGATTGTTCTTCACCGTTTCAATCGCGTTGTCGATCAACTTCAAATTTGTGTCATCGACTTCGCTTTTCGCGGCGCTTGCAGTTTCTGTGGCACGTTTCATTTGCCGTTCAGCTTCGAGACGAGCAAGGCGCTCCTCTTCCAGCTTCAGTTTCAGCTCACGAATGCCTTCGTCCGCAGAGATCTCCTTTTTGGGAGGCTCTTCGGCCTTCTCGACTTTGATCTCTTCCGTTTTTTCACTTTCCAACGGCTCGAGTTCAATTTCGAGGTGTTCGTCTTCTTGTTCTGACATGAATTGCTCCATTACCACACCTGATCCACATCCTGAATGCGCCCACGCACATTCACGTCATGCAAAATCCGGCATGGAACATTGTTGATTGTGATTGTCCAACCGTCGGACGGACGCGAAACGATCCAATCGCCTTCACTTATGGTGACGCCTTTGAACCATTCGCCGGAATCATCCTTGAAAGCAGACGGGCCAAGTTTCATGACGAGGCCGACCTTGCTTTGGTAGATGTCTTCATCGACGGTTTTGTCAGTGAGATGGATTCCGCTTTTGGTTTTCGTGGGACGAATGTAAAGCGCAATCAAAACCTGATTGTTGAAAATCTCGAAATCCTCGACAGAACCGATTTTTTCGAGCAGAACTTCACGAGGATCTTTCTCGTGAAACATGGACATTGCTGGCATTTTATTCCCCTCTGTTTTTAACCCCATTGGCGATGGCCTCAGCCTCGTCAATGTATTCGAGAGCTACACTCAGCCCTTGAATTTTCCCGACCTGCCTTTGATATTGATCAAAATTTTGAGCAGATCCTGCCGCGAGATTGTCGCGCAGTTGTTCGTAATCCTGTTTTATCATCAATCTCAGCTCATAAAGGAGCCGATCTTTCGTTGTCAACATTCCAGACCCCTCTGGTTTCCCCTCTGTGAATTGGCTGAACCGGGTGCTCAGAGGGGCAAGCACCCGGTCCTCCTCTCATCGGGCAGGAGACCGCCCGAGAAATCCGTTATTTCTTGCGCGGAGGCGTGAGCCCGTAGGCCTTGATCTTTTCGAGGCGAGCTTCTCCGCCGCCAGCGCCCGAATCGATTGGATAAGTCGTGCGACCACCCGACTTACGTGGCATCATGCCCGGAGGAGGCATA